GAATCATTCAGTTTCTCAACTTGTTTGATAAGTTTCTCAGTGAGAGAACCCATCTTTGATTGCTTTTTAAGGTCTTGAAAACTCATTAGTATCCTCGTATTTTTAGTATTAAACGTATTAAACGTATGGTCGTGAGCATTGCTCACTTGTTAAGTGTAGCAGAAATAAAATCAAACGTCAAGAGTTTTTTCAATTCTCTTCAAAGACTTTTCCATTTTATCAAAAAAGACATCAATGGTTTCATTCTCTTTAAGACCAAATAATTTTGCAGACTCAACAATTTTTTCTTTCATTTCAATTGCATCTGGGTCATCAGACAGAGATATACGAAAGATAAAAATTTTTTGCTTTTCCAAAAAAGTTCTCATCAATTTAAGATGTTCTTTTTTTTCTTCGTTGCTATAATAAGGCAACTGAAAGACATCATAAATGAGTCTTTCCTGCATTTTATCAAGTTCTAATATTGATTCTCTGACCATTTCTGAATCAAAAAATCCACTCATAAAACAATCTCCTTTAATGTTTTTTTGTATTTTGCTACATCAATATTTAGAAATGGAGTATATTTTTTTATTTTTAAACTTACGGTTTCCCACACAGGGTCAGTTAGTTTAGCATCAAAATCTTTCACATAGTTTAAAATTGAATTCAATATCACCATTGTCTCTAAAGTAATTGCTTTTTGCAAATACAATTTTAACAATTCTGGATGCTGTCCTTTTTTACATTCAAATAGTTGATTAAAGTTTTCCTTATTCACAAAAACGTTTATTTCAGTTTGAAACAAATAAGAAAGACTTTGTATTTTTTTCATCCATTCTTTATAAGTACTCTCACCATTTTTGATGATTTCACCTATCCATAGTGTTTGAGAATCACTACACTCTACAAAATTTGCAACAAAGTAGAATTTAATTTCATCATCACTTTTTTGTCTAGAAGTTTTTTCAAAGAAAAATCTATCTTTTCTTTTATGAAATGATTCTAATGATGCTCTTGATTTACCACAGTATTTAAAATAATCATATTCTTTTTTTGTAAAATGATTTTTAAATGCCAGATAATTTTTATAGACTTCAAATGGTGTCACATTTCACAAAGGTAATTTTGCTCTAGTAGTCTTCTTGAGAAAATTAAGTTCTATAGCATCATTTTTAATTTTCTCTTTTAATGGTTTTGAAATTAATTTTGATGCAGTCTCAATTTCAATATTGTTTTCTTCACAATAACATACAATAGCATCAATATAGTTAATTTTTGAAGACTTAACTATTTTTTCTATTTCTTGTGCAAACCTTTGAGAGCATAAAAATTTACTCTCTATTTCTTTTTTTACTTGATTATTCATACTGCTGAAGTTTATCTCTAACAAATTCTCTAATATATTCCCTGAGAAGTTTGATGTATTTTGCTTTGTCATATTCTTCATAAACAACACATTCTCCATTTTCACAAGCCATTATAATGACTAATTTCTTTACTATTATACCAGTTAACTCGTATAACATACAAGCATATGCAACCGCTTGAACAAAATAATGCTCAATCCATTCTACTGGTTTTGGTTTTTTGGAAGTTTTAAAATCAATAATTGCTAGTTCTCCATTGTATTCTGCAATACAATCAACAGTTCCAGCAACTCCTAAGACTTTGCTATACAAAGAGTTCTCAAGGGCATGAATATTATTTATATTTTTTAAATAAGGTTTTGCAATTCCAAAAAGTATTTTTGACATTGGAAGAATGTCATCAGGAAGTTCTGAATTTTTCAGATAGGATTCACAAAGAGTATGCATATCAGTCCCACGACTTGTTGCTTTCTTTGTGATTTTGTCTGCTTCTTCTGCTCCTACTTTCTTTCTCCAATCAGCAAAAAATTGTCTGTTTTTGTGACTAGTTACAGAAGTAATAGAAGCAAAACGTAAAACTTCTTCGGTATCAGGAATTTTATAATATCTAACACCATCTATAGTCTCCCTCTCAAGTTGAGGAAGATTCAAATCAATATGTTTAAACATTAAAATCCTGCTTCCATTTTTGCAATAATATATTCCTTCACAATTCCAGAACGAACAATATCATCAATTCCAAATTCAATTACATCAAAAGAAGGCATTTTTCTTACGATACTCATAAAATCACTAATACCATTTCTTTCATTAGTTTTAACTAAATCGGATTGTGTAGCATCTCCACAGAAATTAATTCTACTATTTTCTCCAACACGAGTGATAATAGAATCTAGTTCATGGAAATTTAAGTTTTGAAATTCATCTACAATAATAATAGAATTGTCCAATGTAGTTCCACGAATAAAAGAAGTACTCCAGAATTTAATTGTTTCTTGTGCCTTTAAGTTTCCATAAAGCATTTCAAAATCTGCATCACTTGGCATCTGGAACATATACTTTACCATATTCTTATATGGTATTTGATAAAGTGCAGATTTGTCATCGTGGTCTCCTGGAAGAAAACCAATCTCACGAGTTGATACTAAGGAACGAACAATATAAATTTGTTCATATGGTGTAGTATCATCAAGAACATCTTTTAAAGCATTGTATAGAGTAATGAAAGTTTTTCCTGTTCCTGCACAACCATAAGCAATAATGTTTTTTAAATCCGAATAGGATTCAAATAAAAGTCTTTGATTATCAGTAAGTGGTTCAATATCAATTAGATAATCAGCACTAATTGGTTTTTTCCTTTTAATTTGCTTCGCAGTCATACCAATTCCAATTGGATGATTGTCGTTATTCCTTCTTTTTCTTGCCATTTATTATACGGGTTTTACGTTTGAACCTGGGACTTTAGAAACTTTTTGGAGGACATCATTCCATCCAGGATTCCTACTGACGTGTTTACTCAATAGGTCACCAACTTCACCAACATTCATTTGTGTTGGAATAAGTGGTTTGATGTGAGGATTTTCTTTGAGAAATGGTTCTTTTTCCGCCATATACATCCACTTCTCAAAGATTTCACCTGTCTCTGTATTTTCAAATCTGTATGTGGGCATTGTTCAAATAATAATGTTAAAATATTTATTCTATCATAATAGATGGTGCATCATCACATTCAATACAATCAACGCATTCATCAATTTCAGGATTTTTTTTAATAAAATCCTGAAATTCTTTTTCAGTCAAAAGAACTTTAAAAACGTGACCAGTCAAATGGTCTTTAACACACCAAGTTTTCATATTTTTTAAGGAGATAGCCTTGCTTTATGTAGTCTCTTTTCTTCATAGTACTTCCAAACATTTGGAGACCATCTTTCAAGAAGAGGTGCAAGTTGTTCACACAATGCTTGAATTTCTAATTGTGCATCCATTTTTGCTCGCAAATCCATAAGATGAAGAACAGAACGTAAATTAAAAGAAACCACAAAGTTCTGACGAATTGCTTGTGCAAGATAATCCCTAATGTGTTCTTCACACATTCCTTTGTCATATTTGTCTCTATATCTGACGCATCCTTCATAGATAAAATCTAATTCGTCATTATAATCGTTAAGGGTCCATTCATATTTTTTACCATAACGGTTGGTATAAAATCCAGGAGGACGAACATAAAAAACTTCTTCTGGTTTTAGTTCATCATTGGCAACTTTAATAACTCTTTTTCCAGTATAACGTTGAGATTGAACATCAAAACTCACACCCACTCTGTGAGTCCTTGCTTGCATCGCAACGTTGTGGACGTAACCAGAAACAGAGAAAGTAATTGAAGGGTGTTCCAGTGGTCCCCAGTGACCTCTTTCATTCGACAGAAGACTTTCAACAACCCAGGCACCACACTTTGATGGTTGTGGAATTTCTTGTTTGTGAATTGGTGTTTCTGAATAGTCACATTTTGCTGCCTGAAAAATTACTTGCTCTGGAAGTGTGTAACATTGCAGCATAACAACTTCAAGATTTTTATCAAATTCAAGTAAATCTTTTGCTTTAATCGGTCTCATTTTTTTCCAAATCCTTTTGATGTTTTTTCTTCAAGTTCTGCGAGTTCTTTTTTTAACATTCGCAGTTGCTGTTTCATCTCTATGATTTTCTCATCACCATAAAGATGTTCTTGTTTTAAAAGTCTTTCAAGTAGTTTTACAAGTTCCTTTGCTCTTTTAGGCATCTATCTCAGAATCCTCAAAAATTTCATCATAATCTAAAATTGGTCTCTTCCTTACTTCTGGTTCTGTATATTTTATAGCAGAAGTGTCAGAATAAACTTCTGCTTTTAAAGAATCAACTAACAATTCTAGATTACGAACAATAAGTTTTAGTTTTTCTTTGTCCATACACTCCAATTTTCTCAATCCATTTTACATAAAAAAAGAGGGAGAGTCAAGTCTCCCTCTATATTTACTTATATATCCACTGAATATACAGGGACAATAGTATGATTAGTAAAGAAATCCCAGCAGTTGAAGCAACTAGAAACTGAAGCATTATTTTGCTCCAGCATTTACAAGTAATGCTTTATGACGACGATCTTCTTTTTGTTTCTTCTCTTTGATTATCTGAAGAAAGTTTAGTTTTTTCATTTGTGCCCCTCCTTTACAAACTTAACA